CTAATTTTTCACTTCTTCATAGAAGTAGTTACCGAAACACGAGAGAACACGCTACGATTACTAATTTGACTTTTAATGTCATCTCGGTCATCAGTAGCTCCAGAAGTAACTTTACGAACCTGATGTCGTATAATAGGTACATCAACGACAAAAGAGTAACCAAGTAAATTGGTCACTTCAGGAATCTCAAAAAAACTCACACAATCATATCTAGCTCGATGGGAGCCAACAATAGTAGAGAAAAAGTCATCAAATTCAATCTCATTAAGGCGATCAATAGTATCAATCGCTTCAATGAGTTCAGTAGTGTGATAACGGGCACGACTGAAACCACGAGGGCAATGCAATGGGGATAAGTGAGGAGAGCTCCGACAAAAGAACTCATGTAATGTAAGAATATTCTTACCAAACCAACCACCCATGCCAAAAGGCAACGAAGGCACAATGTCCTGGCCGAGATGTTCATCAGCCCATTTCTTGCCTTCTTTATAACCACTCACCGCATCTTTTACGGTACTGTAAACAGTTTTGGCAACACTCTTAACCTTATCCCAAGCGTCACCAAGCCATGAATGTGCATCAGACCCGCCACCAAAAATAAACCACGACTTCAAATCTGTTGTAGATTCGAATAAGGAACCCCAAGCCATTGCGGTATAATGACGAGAGCCAGGACAAGTGGCCATTGGATTGGATTCTTGGTAATTTTGATACGCGATGTATTCATAATGATTCGTGAATTTAACTTTCACGATAGGCAACTGGGTTGAACCAGTCGGTTTACGTATACGTATAACAAGTGTATTATCGTAAACTGCTCCTCCATACTGACTAGAACTAGTGGGTATGTACCATTCAGTTGCAGGCAGTTCATCGGAACCCAAACCGAAATTTACCCCATCGTTACCGAGAGGGCACCAAGTGGCTCGAACACCACCTTTAATCAAAACTTCGGCATTAGTTTCACGTTCATCTTCTGAAGAGTCAATTAATGTAGCCAAATTTGAACGTTCCTGGTCAGAACGAACAAAACCGCATTGAATACGGAGGCCAGCGTTTAAGAGTGCTTCATAATCAGAAATGAATATGGTTGTTCCAGTAGACCGCATGCAAAAAGCTTTCGTAGTGAGTTCAGAATAATTTTCATCATTAGTTATTGGGAAAGCCGTAGGCGCATCAATAGGACCGGTACAAATAGTATATTTAGAATTACAAGTAGGTCGAACAAATAGAGTTGCCCCATCTTCGCCTGATGCGCCAGGATTTACTTGCATTGGGAGGTTAACAATAAACTCGGTTTTACTAACACAACTAGGGAGTGGCATTTCTTCAGGTTTTCTAGCACCAGTGAACAAATGTGGATTCCTAATTTGATTTACATAGTAGGCAGACCTTTCACTGTAAATAGCAGCTAAGGACTTAGCCGTCTTAGCAAGACCTTTACCAGATTTCTTGCCACGTTTCTTCCGTTTTTTGTTGGAATTTTTTGAACTTTTCTTGTTCTTTTTCTTTTCCTTCTTTGAAATGGCTTTTGCAATTTCGGCTACGACTTTCTTTTCTTCAGACATTTTATTAATATAACAAAACCCTTGATTCCCGCCTGTTAACGGGCCATTACGCGCCACAAGGGTACGAACAGGTTTAGACGTCGGTTGAAAGTACAAGCTGTCATCGATAGGAAAAGTAACAGCAACATCAAGAGCACCAATCCAAGTTTGTTTGGGCTCAAGCACCCCCGTGAGTATATTACGTTTTCCAACATAATCTAATCGACAAGAGAGGAATTTAATTATTTCATTCGGAAAGGTAAATTCCATCCAATCCAAAAAGTTGTCAATTACTTCATTAAGCTCGGGGTACAACAAAACCTCAAGCCAAATCCCACAAGCACGTTGATACATGATGTGGGGGTCAGAAAATCCAAAGCACAAGCCAGCTATAACTTTCATTACAGCATCGTGTCGAGCGAATCTGAACCCGTCAATAATGACGGTTTTACAACTGAGAAACTCCAAGTCACCAATAGGTATCCACTCCTCAGAAGAAGGAGTTATTGAAAAGTTTAACTTCTTAACAAAGTTAGAAAACTTCCGAACACACAATTGATCGTGTAAATCAGTTGACCAGTTCATGTCATCGTTATAAACACCAAGGCTGACATGGTCTTTAAAACATTTGAGACTCATGTTAGTTTCATATTGAAACCATGCTTGGAAAAGTTTGCGAGTAATACCAGAATCATCACGTGAGGTCATTGCTGAACCAGACACTACCCCCATGTGTTTCATGAGGAGGGTCCCATCGGACAACAGGACAATTGCATTGATCATATCATCATAGATATTAAAGATCTGCTGTGCAGCCTTAGGATTAAGGCTCATATGAAGAATGCATTCCTGGTGCAAGAACCAAGGATCAATTGTGTTATCTAGGCCATCAAAATCAATAGCCATCGCATACTTAAATTTAGAAAACTTGTTCCATAGGTCATCGTAATCAAAACCTACTTTGCTAATACCAACGCAATAATCAGTTTCCCGAAAGCGTTGGACCAATACATTAAATAAAACCCCCAAATAGCGCAAAGCTGCATACTTGTGAGTTATTTCCGTGGCACCAATGCCACGGATTTTCCCTTCACTTAACTTCTCGAGCGTTCGTACTTCTGCTTTGTTTGTCCAAGAAACTATTGTTCGGTAGGGATTCTCCGAGGACAACGAGTCATCGTACATATCCAAGGTTTTTTGGACCTCAGGATCATTCAAAGCATCTCGCTGGGTAGTGTGTCGCCTAAATGTGTAACCAGGTGTACTGGTCGGATTAAGCAAGGCAATAGCTTTCTCCTTTGACAATATAAGATTCATACCAATAGTGAG